GTACAGCCATGCGATTACCACCAAAAGCATTCATTGAATCTGCTTTATCTGAGATTTGCTGGTTTGCAATTTTATTAGCATCAGCCAAAGTGTTCATTGTGTTATCAATGACATTTTGAGTGTAAGGATTTAGATATTTATTCATATCTCTATCAGCAACGCTAATTTGCATTGGCTGGTAATTCATTGCATTATTTAAACCAGTACCAGCATTCGTCATACCAGTAGCTACATTTTGATATACGTTTTGTCCTGATCCTGCCATATTGCTCTCCTAATCTCTACTCATGTCATATTTTTTTCCATAGCCATCAGTAAATTGTTCAAATGGATCTATGTAACCACCTTTTGGGGCTATTTTTTGCATTTGTTGATTGTGCCATTTTTGTTCGGCTCTTTTTTCATAACCAGCTTGTGTATCTTGATTTTGGACAGCGTTGATGTAATCCATTGTTTGATCACCAGTTGTAGCTGGAGTAGACGCTGGTGTACTTGCCCCCATCGTTGGCATTGCCCCAGTAACTGGATCTATAAACATATCCATAATGTAGTTATATTGTGCAGGACGATCACGTTGCATTGTCGCAATTAATTCATCTAGACCTGAAGTTGTTGTATAACCTCTAATTCCGCTATCTGACATAGTTGTTTGTGGAATGTTTGCCATTACATCAGATGTAGGCAATCCAAAGGCATCTAGCCCTGCATTTGTACCTCTCATGCTGTCTAATGTTCGATCAGATAATCCTGCAATTTGAACCCCAGTTCTAGGCACATATCCAAGTTTAGAAAGATAGTTAGCCATAGCTAGGGCTTCCTTTTCTGCTTCGACAATGTGTGCAGGCTTTGTTTGTGCTGTTGTCCTGCTTGTAGATCCGCCCATTATAGTGTCCTTTCCATTTTATAATGTTGAATATCAAAACCAAATTCAGGCAAAAGTTTTGTCCAGCCTTTTCGTCCTAACATTGTCATTGTTTCGCAACCCATCATCTTTCCAAATTCACACAAAGATTTTTCCATTTTTTTTAGTTGTTCAAAACCTTTGCCAGTTTCTAATCCTACGAGAAATATGTTTAAAGTTTTCTTATTTGGGTATACCACAATTTCTGTGATAATTATACCATTATCATCGCCATCCCAAGCTTGCATATCTCCACAAGCCACGCCCTTTTGAATGTCTTCAAAGGTATGTGTGTTTCCACAATGCTTTAATGCACGTTCTAAAAGTTCTCGATATTTTTCTAACATTAGACAGACGTTGTTGATAAATTTCCTGAATTATCGATGGTTATTTTGAAACGACTTCCATTGGGGCTGGTAAGCACAATGTCAGTATTTCTTTTTTGGTTGTCTGAGTCTGTCAGTTCAATTAGTCGGTTTCGTTCAATTTCGTAAGTTTCATCATATTGTTTTGGCGGTGGTGCTATCTTCATCTACCACCCCCAACTTTTCCTTCAACTTTAAAAGTTCCGATCCTAAAATCAGATGGCTGAGTTGGATTTGCTTCAAATCTAACTTTTAATTGTTTTCCTGAAACTCTGATTGGCGTTGGATTTGTAGAAGAAAAATGACCAGTAGATGGATGAATTTCTTCAGACGATGTAGGAAAATATTTAGATTTTAATTTTATATTAACATCACCTAAATTAGACTCGTCTGGAATTAATTTTGTTAAATGTAATACTTTGTCGTTTTGTAAATCAATGTCGCCACTTTCTAAAAAAGGTACGCCTGCTGTTGATCCTTCTGCTTCTGAATAACTTACCCCAACTTCATGTTCTAAAAGCATATTTTGTGCTGGAATTGGTGTACCAGTATTGTTATCAGTTTTAGCTAAAGATGATGCATAAATTGGTAGTTCAAAAACACCACGATCTACGCCACATGATCTATCACATTTTCCTACAGACCAAACATTTTTCTCGTAATTCCAAGATACATATTTATCGCAATGCGTATTGGTGCTTGATGGATAAAACCAAATGACTTCACTAAATTGCCTATTGGGAACTGCATAAATTTGACCAATTTCAGATCTATTAATATCGTCAAATAAAAAATCTGCAATTTCACAATTAAGTTTTTGTAAATTACCATTGTAAAGATAAAATCCCCTTTGCCCCATGAAGACACAGCCCATATCAATATTTGCAAATCCTCTAGGGGCGATTATTCCTGAAGTTCCTACTTTTTCAAATCCCCAATAAAATGGACTTCCTAGATAATTGGCAACCCAGCAATCTTCATCAGTTATAAATAAAACTTGTTTTCTAACCCTTGTTGCTGATTGAATTGTTCCGCTTGTATTTAATGTAAAACTGCCTGCACTATTTGTGGTAGTTGGTGTCCAATCAGTAATTTGCTCTTGGCTACTCCAATTAACAGTTCTTGATTGGCAAGCCATAACAAATCGATTTTCTGAAACCACTATTGCTTTTAATCCAGTTGGAGCATTGGTAACTTGTGTAGCTACTAGTGATGTATTTAGTTCCCATCGATAAAGGATTCCACTATCTGTATGCATGAATAATAAATGTTCACCATAATTATCATAATGATAAACTGTAGCTGGTAAAAAATTTCCAGAAGAAACCCTCTGTGTTCCATATTCTCCAGTAGAGTATGTACCGCCCCCATACCCTAAATTTTCTTCAGCAGACAATCTGCCAGTTGTCATCCCAGTTGGCGTAATATCGTATTTAACTCCTGAAATTGTAAAAACATAAACTTTGTCATATTGCCCAGTAGACAACCACCTAGATCCTGAATTATCTCGCCAAGCGTGAATACCTCTTGGACATCTTTGATCTGTGTTGTTATCTAGCAAAGCCCAAAAACGCCACCCTAAAACTGGTCTTATTGTATCTTCATAAAAACGAATTAAATTGCAATCAGACCAACGCCCTGCACGTTGATTATCTGTTCCATTTTTATAAATCCCTTCAGGAATTTTTAAAGGTATTATAGCCATCTTAAATTTTCACACACTTTACTCGCCATTGCCAACTACTACCAGTTATTAATTGTGGCACACCAGTAGTTTTATTTACAATTTGCACCCTTTGATAAGCTGGTTGTACAATTTTTATTTGGGTAGTGTTATCATGGTAAAAACCAAACACATTTGATGCGTCTGAAACTACTCCATGTTGTGCAGAAACAATATCGTTTGTTGTATAATTTAAATTTGATGAAAGACATTTAAATTGCATCATTATTATATCTGGCTCACCACCAAGAGAATGGGAAAAGGTAGAAGTTCCAGTAGTGCCATAAGCTTGAAAGTTTTGCCAACCACTTGTATATACTTTAGATGCTGATGAAGTAGTTTGGTAGTTACTTAAATTTGGTGGAGTATAGGTCATCACACCAGTACTAGCTGAATAGCTAAATGAACCACTACCAGACGCAGAATTTTGAGTATGAGATAGCCCATTTCTAGCTTCTGATAAACTTATACCACCGCCACCACTAGCATCAGTTCCCCATTCTAGTGCAGTTCCCCCACTATTCATTTTCAAAATTTGATTTGCAGAACCTAGATTTGATGGTGTATCCGATAATTCGGTAATAGATGGTGTAACAAATTCCAATGCAGTTCCACCACTATTTGCCCTAACATAATTACTTGAAGTAAAGCTTGATGGTGTATCAGATAACCCAAGAAAAGCAGTTACATGGGTAACTCCTTCTAAAGTAGTCACTCTAGAGTCAATAGATGTAAAATCAGTATCAATTTGATCGACAATATTATTTAAAAGCGTACCCCATTGTCCAGACGATCCAGATACAACTGGTTTTACGTAATTTGCTGAATTAAATGTACCCATCTATGAATCTCCTTAGTATCCGTATGGTGGTGGAATGTGTGTCCAACTTTCTGTATTTGGCGTGATTGGTGTCCAGTTTTCATCTGTAATTGAAACATTATTATATGTTTCACTTGTTACAGTTATTGGTTCGTATAATAATTTTACTGCTGTTTCCATTAAAGATTGGCTCATATAATTAACTGATGCAGGAGTTACTCTTTCAACAGTAGTAGCCATTGCTGTATCTATTGCTAATGAACTACCAATAAATAAAGTTCTAAATGCATCTGCATTACATATAGTTGAGATATTTGCAGAAGATACTAAGTTTAATATTTTTATAGCAGTTGCAGAAGTTGAAGTTTGTGCCAACATACTAGATGTAACTTGTGCAGTTTTAATTACACTTGCTGATGCAGTTGTTTGGCTTGTATATGGAATATTTATTAAACTAGTTCTGTAAATGCCACTAGATGGAACTGCTAATGTTGTTTCACAAACTGCTGATATTGGGGAAGTTCTAAATCTAGTAGCCCCTACTGTCATTATGGTATTATCGAAAAGATTAGCGTTGTCTTGTCTAACCCTTCGACTTAAAGCACCTACAGTAGTTTGAGATCCAAAGCTGGAAGTAGCAAATTGAATACGCCCAGCAGTTGCATTAGATGTTGAACTAATACTTAAAGATGCAGTAGCTTGTTTGGTTGTTCCGCCAGTAACTTGTACTGTAGTAGACATAACATAACTTTGTTGTGCCTGCTTTATGTCACCGCCTAATGCTCCTAATGGGGCTTGTGAATATGTACTTATGCCATACATTAATTAACCTATTTTGGATGCTTATCTTTCACAGCTTTTATTTTTGCTGTCATATCTGAAGAAAAAGCCCCTTGTTTATATAAATCGTCTAGTTGATCGCCAATATATGGATATTCTATTCTTCTTGCCTGATGAACTGATGCTAATGCCAATTCATCTGCACTTGGTTCAGATCCAACAATATTGGCAAAATTAGTTGTATTCCATATAGCTGTTTTTTTACTTTCATCAAAATCAATGCAATCAGTTCTAAAATTTTTAATCTCCCAATCGCTTAATCCAGATATAGTTGCTGGGAATTGTACACTTGCAGTTTCAGGGATTGTGCTTTGAGCATTACCATCTGCATCCGCCATTACATACGAAAAACTATTTTCATTTTTAAAAGCAATTATTTTTATATCAGCCATTATTTACTCCCTGCAATTTGCCATGCTTGGACGTTTCCTTTAAAAAAGAGATACCAACTAGAACTACCAGAAGTTGTAAACCCAGCCCCATTTGCAACGATACCATTGTACATTCCTACAGAAGTACATTCGTAGTATACTTTTGTTTGGTCTAAACCATACAAATGCAAAGTATTTATTGCACCATTTCCATCGTGGGATGTAGCTTGCCCAAAAACTTGAAAACCATTACTTGTATTGCCAGTAGCTGATCCATGATACATAGAGCCAACCCAGTTCCATTGTTGTGCGTAACCTTCTGTCGCAACGCCAGAACCTGATGCTGAGTTGGTTGTTACTAGTGCAATAAGGCCATACACATCAGAACCTGATGATGAATAATCCCAACATCTTACTCTAACATTTTTATAGCTGGAAATATCTACAATTGTAGCTTGCTGATAGCCTGCACCACCAGATCCACCTACAGCATTTCCACCAAGATGTTCGTCTGAAATATGTTCCCAATCGTAGCCACCGCCACCGCCACCGCCACCGCTTGGAGTAGCCCACTCTAATTCAGTTCCTGAAGATGGTACTTGTAGCACTTGTCCAGCAGTACCTATTGTTCCTGCTAATGTATATGGCGTTGATCCAGTACCACCACCAATTTTAACTGTTCCATAATTGTTTGTATCTCTAGCAGTTTCAATGCAATTTCTACCATCGTTACGTAAAGCAACTTTCCCCCATCGTTCAAATAAAGCCATTTCTGTATAGCCATCATCAACGATTTTTAAATCCATCTGATTATTATTTTTAATAATATTAAATCCAGAACCTTCCCTACTATTATGAAAAATCTGCATAT